CGTTCGGTGGTGTTTTTTTTTAAAAGCACGGTCCGTTTAAAAATGCGGGGGGGCCCTTTTTATTTGGAGAGTAAAAAATGAGTACGGTTATTCGATGGCTGAAGTATGTTTTGGACTGGAGATTTTTGCCGGTTAAATTCCAAAATTGGTTATTTAGTACCGGCACCCGGGCGGTGGAATTTGCCAGCGGTGTTTCGCTGATTGGTTATGCCTTAGTTTTCATTTTCTCGCCGGATGAAATCTATAATTGGCCGATTTATTATAAATTCAAAGACATCTCCGAATTAACGTTGGTGTCTGTTTTCGGCGGGGTTGGTATTTTGCAGTTGATGGCGATGTATTGGCAAACATTCCGGGGTAACGTCTTGTCGGGTTATGTTTTGTTGGTTGCCGCCTTGATTTGGTTTTTAACTGCAAATGCCTTTTGGGGGGCGTACCCTCCTGCGCATACGGGCATGGTCATTCCGCCAGTTTTGGCGATATTGTGTCTTCTTGCTGGGAATAACTCGCTCAAATTGTTGTTTTGGGAAGGTAAAATCAGGCCGAAATAAAAGGGGGAATGATGCATGATTTTTTTCAAACAGGTTATCTTTTTGCCATTGCCGGCGGTGTTGTAGGGAGCATATGGTCAAGTATGAAAGACCATGATGCGGTAGTTTCAGGTCTCTTTGAGGCTTTGGTTTCTGCCGTTGCCGCCGCTGCCGTGGCAGAGCGTTTCCTGATGTTGAATCAGGTGTGGACATGCGCGATTGCGGGCGCGTTTGTCGGTATATTGACTGGTCATGCCATGGATACAGTCAAAAGTCTTGCTCCTGAGCTAATGAAAAAGTGGCTTAAAAGAACGGCGGAGAAATTCGTCGATAAAGATTAATTATTTAAAAGAAGAAGGCCGTCTGAGTTTCAGACGGCCTTTATTCTTGGAGAATTGAAAAATGCAAATTACGCAAAATTTTAGCTTGAAGGAACTGACACGGAGCGAAATGGCTCGCCGTGCGGGTATCGATAACACTCCATCTGAAGCTGAGCTTGAGAATATCAAGTACACGGCTGAGCAGTTGGAAAAGGTTCGCGAATACGTTGGCCGCGCAATTATTGTGACTTCTTGTTTCAGAAATGAGCGCGTGAATAAGTTGGTGGGTGGTGTGCCTACGTCGGCTCATCGTTTTGGTTTGGCTGCCGATTGTGACGCGGTCGGATTGACTTCTTTGGCTTTCGGCAAATTGATTCTTAAGATGCGCGATGAAGGGGAAATTAAGTTCGACCAGCTTATTTTAGAGTACCCTGAGCGTGGCGAAGGTGCGTGGATTCATCTCGGTTTCCGCCGAAATGCACCAATGCGAAACCAAGTTTTCACGTTGACTCGTGTAAAAGGTAAGCTTGTCCGCATTGATGGCTTGCGGGTCTAATAAGGTGATGCCATGACTCCTATCGAATTTTGTGATGCGCGAATCAAAGAATGGGAAGCCAAGCTCAAGCAAGCGAGTGAGCAAACTGATTTTAAGGGTTTTGAACACGCTGAGCGAGAGCTTAAGAATTATCAGCAGATGCGCGAAATTGAGCGTGCCAAGCTTGGTAAAGAGGAGGCTGTATGATTGCCGGATTGTTGAAAAACTGGCGGTTTATGTTGGCCTTGGTTGTCTGTGTTTCGGTTGTTTTCGCATGGCAATATGACCATGTGGCCCAATATCGGCACGGACGTGATTCGATGGCGGCAGAAATTTCAGGTCGTCTGAAAGATGCCGCGATTGAGAAGGCAAAGCAAGACCGTGAATCGTCTGCCATGTATCAAACCGGCAAGGCCGTGCGTGAAGAGAAAGAAAGGGTGCGATATGTTCAAGTCCAAAAGATTGTCGAGAAGCCTGTCTATCGTAACGTCTGTGTTGACTCTGACGGCGTGTCAGTCATCAACGCCGCCATTGCCGACGGCAATTAAACCGCCGGCCGACCTTGTGCAGCCATGCCCGAACCTGCCTAAACTTGAGGGCGGTACCGGCGCGGTCGTGTTGCCGTGGTCGTTGCAAGTCATCGGGCTATATAATGACTGTAAGGCAAGGCATAAGGCGTTGTCTGATGTGCTTAAATAATTATTGTGTTATAATCCAACAGAATATTTGAAATAAGGCTCTATCTTATTGAGCTGTAAGCAGTGGACAGGAAAACTGCTTTAATATTGTGTTGGTAGCGCAATATTAAAATAAAACAAAGGCCGTCTGAGATTTCAGGCGGCCTTTTTCTCATTCACTCTCTACATATTCCAACAGCTTTAGCCATTTAGTGTGAGGCATGTTGGCGTAGATTTTCAAATTCGGGCTTGTTTCCCATTTTTGGGCGGTTTTCAGCGTTGATTCAGTTATATCGGCTACTTGTTGCTGTGTCAGCCCATATTCCCGGCGCAATGCCTTTAGATTGTTTGGTGTATAACCAAGCTCCATGTTATCAATCATCTATAAGCTCCCTTGTTGGCGTGATAAGCTCGTCAATTACTCGATGCAATGCCTCAAATTTAGGCTGTTGTAGCGCGCGCAAATCGGCAAATAAGTCGATAAGATCGTCATCGTGTCCTTTGCTGATTGCCTGCTTGATTTGAGAGAGTAGGCTCAAATAATCCTGCTCCCATTTATCTGCCCAATCATGCGCCATATCGCGGCGTGTCTCTCGTTTTTGGCTTTTTTTGAGCCTCTCAGTAATACTTGTTCTGCCTTTTGCCATAATGCCCCCAAAAAACAAAAGCCGCTTGATAAATCAGGCGGCTTTTGCAATTCGCATCAAAGATTGATGATATTTAATATAACTTCTTTAGTTTCAACACGCAGCCCAATGGGCTGAATAACAAAGTTGACTTTAAGCCTAATCATCAACCTTGTCAATGACTTTATGATGTTAATTCGTGCCATGCCTCTGTATGGCCATATTCTTTTTGCTCATACATCAAATCAATAATAATGGCGAGATTCTTAGCTGTTGATTCCTCAACCAATTCTTTTGGAAGTTTATCCCATAAGCTTTTAAAAGTTTGATGATATTGACCGATTTTGCTGATAGATTTTGATTTGGCGTATTTCATTTTTGACCTTTCCGCCGCCCGAAGGCGGCAGTATTGAAAATTAATTAAAAAAGCCCAAGAAATTTAAAATAAGGTTTTTTCGTTTTGAAAGCATCTCTTCGCGTTTGGCCAGAATTTTGCCGATGCGTTGGTATTTGAAAAAGTCATCCGCACCTAAAACAGATTTTTCGTCAATCATCGCGCGGCCAAAGAATCCATTAGGTTGGGCGGCTTGATTAAGTTTCTCGTCAAATTCGTCTTGAGCTTTTTTTAATGCTTGGCAAATATAGTCATTTTCAGGATTTAATTTAGAAAAAAGAACTTCGCGTGCTTCGCTGCTCATGGCTTTTAAAAGATTCGCTTTCATTTTTTGCTCCTATCCGCCCGTAGGCGGTCAGTTGGTTAGTCATATTTGGCAGAACTTGTTGTCTGTCCATGTGTGTATATTACCTCTTTATATGAGGTAATGCAAGATATTTTTTGAAAATATTTTTATTTCATTTGCACCTTTTTTGCACCTTTTTTTGTAAAAATTGTTCAAATATTTGATTTATATATTAATTTAATAAAATATTGCATTACCTTGCATGGGGGCAAGAATAAGCTGCATGAGTCAGGCCGTCTGAAAAAAGGAGGACATATTGTAGCGGTATATCGGTTAAAATACAGCTTCCTTTTTCAGACGGCCTTTTTATGATGCACACAATTCCGGCAACCGCCGCCATGTTGGTAAAAAATTCAGAACGTTATCTTTCAGAAGTTTTGAGTGCGCTGAAAGACTTTGACGAAGTCCTGCTGTTGGACAACGGCTCGACCGACCGTACTTTTGAAATTGCCAAGGGCTTTCCCAATGTCAGCTATTACAAGCATGACTTTATCGGGTTTGGCCCGATGAAAAATCTGGCGGCCAGACTGGCGCAAAACGATTGGATTTTCAGCATAGACAGCGATGAAGTGGCGGATGAGGCTTTAATCGAATCCATTCGTGCGGCCGTTTTGGAAAATGAGAAGGAACATATTTTTTCGCTTTCCCGTCTGAACCATTACCACGGCAGACTGATTAAAGGCTGCGGCTGGTATCCGGATATTATTCCACGCCTTTATCATCGAAAATTTACCCGTTTTTCTGACCGTCAGGTGCATGAGTCTTTGGTGTTGCCGCAGGAAGCTAAGATTAAACAACTTGATGGCCGTCTGAAACATTATTCTTTTGAAAACGCCGAAGGGCTGATTCAGAAAATGCAGCAGTACAGTTCGCTGTATGCGGAAGAAAACCGCTTCAAGAAAGACAGTTCGCCGGTTAAGGCTTTGCTGCATGGCGGCGTATCGTTTGTGAAGAACTATCTGCTCAAGCGCGGCTTTGCCTATGGTGCAGACGGCCTGACGATTTCAGTTTCCAACGCACAAGGTTCGTATTACAAATATGTCAAACTCTACGAGCGCAACCGCACGATAACCGTCTCCCTCATCATTACCACTTACAACCGCCCAGATGCTCTGGAGCTGGTGTTGAAATCGGCTTTATCGCAAACCCGTCTGCCGGATGAGATTATTGTCGCGGATGACGGCTCAAGGCAGGAAACCGCCGAAGTGGTTGATTTTATCCGCCGCAGAACAAGCATTCCGGTCAAGCATTCATGGCAGCCGGATAGAGGTTTTCGTGCCGCCGAATCGCGCAACCGTGCACTGGCGCAGGCGAAAAGCGATTATATTGTGTTGATTGACGGCGATATGGTCTTGAATCCGTCTTTTATCGCCGATCATTTGAAGATTGCCCGAAAGGGCCGTCTGATACAGGGTTCCCGCGTGATTTTGACTGCGGATAAAACGCAGGATATTTTGAACGAAGGCGATTTGCCTGCCTTGTCCATGTTCAGCTCGGGAATAGAAAAACGGCTTTCCGCCCTGCGCTGCCGTTGTTTGGCCAAATTGGCAGGCCGAAAAGGCAACCGCAAACACAAAGGCATCAAAACTTGCAATATGGGCTTTTTCCGCAGCGATGCGCTTGCCGTCAACGGGTTTGACAATAGCTTTGTCGGCTGGGGCAGGGAGGACAGCGAATTTGTCGCCCGTTGCTATCATAACGGGATGAAGCGCCATAATCTGAAATTTGCCGGCATTGCGTACCACCTCTGGCACAATGAGGCAGAACGCGATTCATTGCCGCAAAACGATGCCTTGTTGGAGGCAACTTTGTCGGAACGCAAAATCCGCTGTGTTCATGGCGTATCGGATTTTATAAAAGATGAAGAAGTAGCCG